TGGAGGAGTATGGGGAGGACTCGGCGGTGGCGAGGGTTGAGGTGTATGGTGAGTTTCCGAAGAATGGGGATGGTCAGTTTATAAGTCCGGCGTTGGTAGATGAGGCGATGCACAGGCAGAAGTGGAGGGATGTGAGTGCGCCTATTGTGGTTGGGGTTGATCCGGCAAGGAGTGGGGCTGACTCGACGGTGATAGCGGTGAGGCAGGGGCGGGATATTTTGGAGATTAGGAGGTATCGGGGGGATGACACGATGACGGTGGTGGGTCATGTGATTGAGGTGATTTCTGAGTACAGGCCTTTGCTGGTGATGATTGATGAGGGTGGGTTGGGGTATGGGATACTTGATAGGTTGGTGGAGCAGAAGTACAAGGTTAGGGGTGTGAACTTTGGATGGAAGTCGAGTAAGCCCATAATGTGGGGGAACAAGAGGGCAGAGATTTGGGGGTTGATGAGGGATTGGTTGAGGACGGCGAGCATTGGGTTTGACAAGCAGTTGATGAATGACTTGACTGGGCCTAAGATCAAACCGGACTCAAGTGGTACGATATTTTTGGAGAGCAAGAAGGATATGAGGTCTAGAGGGTTGGCGTCTCCGGACGCGGCAGATGCTATTGCTGTAACCTTTGCGTTTCCAGTGAGTAGTGATGTAATGGGTTTATCGTATGTCGTATCAAATTCGCACTATGCTTTGCCTACGGTAAATTTTTGGAGATAGATTTAATGGCACGAATTCCCAACGACCAACGCCTTGCTAATCTGCACTCTGATGCGCTGCGCCAGTTCAACGACATCCAGACCGCGCTGCGTGACGAGCGCTTGCAATGCCTGCAAGACCGGCGTTTTTACAGCCTTTGTGGCGCACAGTGGGAAGGACCACTCTATGACCAGTACGAGAACAAGCCAAGGTTTGAGGTAAACAAGATCATGCTGGCGGTCATTCGGATTGTCAATGAGTACCGCAATAACCGGATCACTGTTGACTATGTGAGCAAGGACGGCGCAAAGAACGACAAGCTGGCCGAGGTCTGCGATGGCCTGTACCGCGCTGATGAGCAAGCATCCGTGGCTGATGAGGCGTATGACAATGCTTTTGAAGAGGCTGTGGGCGGTGGAATTGGTGCTTGGCGGCTGCGCTCTGTCTATGAGGATGAGGAAGACCCGGAAGATGATCGACAGCGCATTCGCATTGAGCCAATTTTTGATGCTGACAGCAGTGTATTTTTCGACCTGAATTCCAAGCGCCAGGACAAATCAGACGCCAAGTTCTGTTTTGTGGTCACCAGCATGACCCGAGACAGCTACAAGGAAATCTACAACGATGACCCGACAGACTGGCCCAAGATCATTCACCAGTACGAGTTTGACTGGTCAACGCCTGACATTGTGTTTGTTGCTGAATACTACAAGATTGAGGAGAAGGCCGAGACAATCCGAATATTTGAGGCGATTGACGGAAGTGAGGAACGCTACACGGCAACAGATTTTGTGAACGACGAGACGCTTGAGGAAACCCTGATGGCAATCGGCACTCGCGAGGTGCGCCAAAAGCGTATCAAGCGAATGCGTGTTCGCAAATACATTATGAGTGGCGGCAAGGTGCTGGAGGATGCTGGCTACATCGCAGGCAAGTGCATACCTATAGTGGTTGTTTATGGCAAGCGCTGGTTTGTGGACAACATCGAGCGATGCATGGGTGCTGTCAGGCTGGCCAAGGATGCGCAGCGCCTAAAGAATATGCAGCTGTCCAAGCTCGGAGAAATCAGCGCATTGTCCAGCATCGAAAAGCCCATCATGACACCCGAACAGGTAGCAGGGCATCAGGTAATGTGGGCAGAAGACAATCTTAAGAATTACCCTTATCTGCTGGTCAACCCGATAACCGGGCCGGATGGCAACACGCAGGTTGCTGGCCCTGTTGCCTATACCCGCAGCGCAGCAATTCCACCGGCAATGGCAGCACTCTTGCAGATTACAGAGCAGGACATGCAGGACATTTTGGGCAACCCACAGGGTGCTGACAAGATCGTGTCGAACGTATCTGGCAAAGCGGTTGAGATGATTCAAACCCGTTTAGATATGCAGACGTTCATTTACATGAGCAACTTTTCCAAGGGCATGAAACGCAGTGGTGAAATCTGGTTGAGCATGGCAAAGGAGATTTACACGGAAGATAAGCGCAAGATGAAGACCATTGCGGCAACTGGTGATACTGGCATGGTCGAACTGATGCAGCCGATGATCGACCAAGAGACTGGTGCAATGATGACGGGTAACGATCTTAGCGATGCCACGTTTGATGTTGTGGCGCAAGTCGGGCCGTCGTCCAACAGTCAGCGTCAGGCTACGGTGCGTTCTGTTATAGGTATGCTGCAATTAACTCAAGACCCACAAACCCAACAGGTGTTGCTGGCTATGGCTTTCCAGAATATGGAAGGAGAGGGAATTTCTGATGTTAGGGATTATTTCCGTAAGCAAATGGTTCAATCTGGAGTTATGAAACCAAATGAGGAAGAAGCCAAGCAATTGGAAGCAGCGGCTCAGAATGCCCAACCTGACCCAAATGCACAGTACATAATGGCAGTGACGCAGGAAGCGCAGGCCAAGGCTGAGAAGGCTCGGGCTGATACTGTGGAGACTATTGCTAGCGCTGAACTGAAAAAAGCTCAAACTGTTCAAACACTCAGCAAGGTGGACATTGATTCGCAAGATCACGCTCTGAAACTTGCCGAGCAAATTGGTGGAGGTATCCAACAGCAGGCAACGGCAACCACGCAGCCGGTTTAATGCGTGAGTTTGAAGGGTGAAAATGGAAGATGAAATCGAGGAAATCAGCGAAATCGTTGACGAGGTGGAAGAAGAGGTAGTTGTTACTATTGGCGAAGAAGAGCCACAAGCGCAAGAAGAACCAGCCCATGCGCCTGAGTGGGTGCGTGAACTGCGTAAGACAAACCGAGAACTGCAACGGCAGAACCGTGAGCTGCAAGGCAGGCTACAGGTTGCACCATCGGAGATAAAACCAGTGGTGATAGGCAATAAGCCAAAGCTGGAGGATCACGACTACGACGCTGAGAAATACGAGGACGCACTGAGTAACTGGTTTGAGCGCAAGCGCAAAAACGATGACGTTAACGCCAAGCAAGATGCCGAGGTGCAGAACCAAAATCGCGCCTGGCAGTCTAAGCTGGACAGCTACACCAAGGCAAAAGCAGAACTGCGCGTCAAAGACTATGAGGATGCCGAGGCGGTAGCACAGGAACTATTCAGCGTTACCCAACAAGGAGTAATGCTTCAGGGTGCTGATAATCCTGCATTGGTTATCTATGCGCTCGGCAGGAACCCAAAGAAGGCCAAAGAACTGGCAGAAATCAAAGACCCGGTAAAGTTTGCCTTTGCCGTTGCTAAACTGGAGAAAGATATGAAAGTTACCAATCGAAAGCAAGCACCCGCACCTGAACGTGTTGTTACAGGTACTGGCCGATCATCTGGCGCGGTGGACTCACAACTTGAACGACTGCGGGAAGAAGCAGCCCGAACTGGTAATATGACCAAGGTCATTGCATACAAGCGCCAGAAAAAGGCATAATGCGCTAAACGGGTGTCGCTAGCCCAATAAAATAGCAGTTGAATGGCCCCCGCCAGCCCATTGGTGAGTAAGGAAAGTGGCAGCAATGCCGTGTTTTTTATTCAACCAATGGAGTTTTTATGAGCAATTCATTCAGCAAGGAAGAGCGCGTTGCTTTCGAGGATATTCTCGAAGGCTTTAACGACGCTCTGGTTCTGTCCCGCAACGTATCCGTCTACAACACTGACGGTTCGATGATGGAACGAACCAACAACGTCATTTATCGTCCGCAGCCCTACATCGCGCAATCGTATGATGGAATGGATCAGACGAACAATTTCACCGCATATACGCAGTTGTCCGTTCCTGCAACGCTCGGCTTTCAGAAGTCTGTGCCGTTCATTCTGGACGCTTTGGAGTTGCGTGACGCATTGCAAGAAGGTCGTTTGGGCGAAGCTGCAAAGCAGAAACTCGCAAGCGATATCAACATC